TCATATATACTTTATCGTGACTAGCAAATTTAATAAAATCTCCTGACTTAAATGCGTGTGGATTATCGTTGTGGTGTCCGTCCATAGCAATCGTTGTATCTCCTACTGCGTGAGAACCATTAACTCTTACTGTATTTGTTTCATTACCCCTAGCATCTTCTATTTCTGGTGGGATAATTGTAAAGTTTTCTTTGCCTGATCTTTGTTTAACTATAAAGGCCATTAACTCTCCATAAACATCTGATCTAGTTCCTGTAACAATACGAACAGTAAAAGACCATCTTTGATTATCTATCTGTCTAGCAAGTTTTTTACCAGATACAGTTTTTGAAATAATAGTATTTTGAATAGACTTTATTCCTAAAGTTTCAAATTTAGCAGAAGATATTGGAAAAGCACCTGACATTAGATTATAGCTTTAGCCCCTCTCTCATTAACAGCATTGTTAATTAATTGTGTAATAGTTCCTCTTGATCTAACTAATAATTCTTCAAAGCCAGAAGCATCTACTGTGTTTATATTAAAATTAACTGTTGTACTTCCACCATTTCCTGTGCCTCTAGCTGATTGTGTTATTTGGCCTGTTGAGTTTGGTATAAATAATTCAGCACCTTGTTCTCCAACTACGATTGGTTGGCCTTTTGATACAGCACCACCATTAGCAAATCCTGGAAAACCACCACCACCACCACCAATAGCACTTAAAATTAATTGTAAAGCAATTTGTCTTTTTAGTGATGATTCTTGTTTTTTCATAGAAGTTAATTTATCTTCTTCTTTTTTAAATAAAGTTTCATCTAATATTTTTTCTATTCCTTTAAGTGCAATTCTTTCAATAGTCTTAGCAACAATTTCAACTAATAAAGATTGTGCTAATTCTCTCATAGAAACATTTATACTTTTTCCTAACACTAATGCTTCTGCTAATGATCTTGAAAATGAACTTGTTGCAGATTTTATACCATCAAATATTTCATTCGATAAACTAAATTCTTTATTCTGTTTTTGTACTTTATCTAATATTTCCATCTGTAAAGAATTTTGTGCTTCTACTTGTTTTTTAAATTGTATATGTGCTTGATGTATATTTTTATATTCATGTTTTTGTTTTTTAATTTCTTTTGTTCCTTTTGCTAATGTAACATTTACTGTTTCTTGTGATTTAGCAATACGCATAATGCTATCTTCATATGATCTTAATTCTCTTAGTATTTGTCTTTGTTGTTTGCTAATAAATTGAATATCAATACCTGGTATTTTATTAAGTAAGTTCAATAATCCCTCATAGGCATCACGAACACCCTCTACAGCATTTGCAATACCTTTAATTGATATTGAAAATAATTTAACAGCACCCGTTAATACTGAACCAATAACTTCTGATATTGTTTCAAAAGCATCTGCGTTTTCTTCAATAAATTTATTTAAGTCTTTAAACTCTCCTTTTAATGCACTAAAAAATTCTGCATTAGCAACATTCTTTTTAAAATTAAAAAGTTTATCGCCAAGCATTGATAATGTTCCTGTAAAAGTATTAGCAAGTTCATCTGTTGCACCACCAAATTTACCATCTTTACCAAACACTCTTTCAAATGCTTTTATAGTTTCTTCTGCTGTTACAGTTGCACCAGCTTTAAAACCAAGCATATCTCTAACACCTTTTTCTCTAAAAATATCAGCAGAAGCTATACCTGAACTAAATGCTCTTTGTATTTGTTCTCCAGCAGTTTGAAAATCTATTCCTGTAACAGATGCAACATTTCCTGTTATCTCTAATATTTTACCAAGTCTATCTGCATCTCCTGAAACAACTGCAAGATTTCCAGCTGATGCTTGAATTTGCTCTAGTGAAAAAGGAACTTTAGATGCAAATTTAGACATTACATCAAATGCTTTTGCACCCTCTTGTGTACTACCAAATAATTGTTTTAATCTTACTGATAAATCTTCAATACTTCTTCCTGTATCAACAAATGATTTTACAACAACACCAGCACCAATACCTACTAATGCACCTCTAACTGAAAATACTGCACTTTTTAATTTATCTAATCTACCTCTAATACCATTAAAGGCTTGTTTAGTTTTATCTTGTGCAAGTATATTTATTTTTAGATTTTGTGCCATTACCTATGTTTTGCTTTCCTCATAGCTGATTCATGTTGATCTTGTTCGATCATCATATAACCTAGCCAATGATTATACTCCCAAACTTCCATTTTTAAAAGTTCAGATAAAGTTATTTTTAACCTATCAGCAACAATAAGTAAATTTTTTAATTCAGGTGATGAGTTTAGTTTTTTTTTACTTCTTCAGGACTAAGATTTTGAACCATAGCATTTGAAATTTTTGCTACGACATCAGAATCAACTTTATACATTAAAGCCATTTTATCTTCTGGCTTAAATATTTTATTGCCATCTTTATCTAAGGCTTTCATTACAAGAATATCTGCAAGAATACTTACATCAGACATATTACCTGACTTTTTAAAAAGAATATTTTTCTCGTAAAGATTTATAGGATTCCAATAAATAATACTTGGCTTCCCATGTTCATCTTTCCATTCTGGAACTTCTATAGATTGAACACCAATATTCTCAAAGTGAGAACGAGCATGATCTAATACTGACATAAATTAGAATTATACAGTTCCTACAGTTAAAGCACCTGTTCCTTGAAAAGTAACAGTTCTTGAAATAATTGCGTCCATTGAGTTATTAATACTCATGCCTGTAACAATACCTGTTCCTGTGTAACTTGCATCTCCACTTGTATTACCCTCTGGTAATAAAACAAATGAGATAGAAGCACCAGCAAGTAAAGTTTCTTGTTGAGCATCACTTTCATCAAAGTGCATTTCTAAAGTACCAGAGAATGAAGTTCTGCCAGCTACAAACGATTTAGTTCCGTCTGTTAAAGCTGTATCTTCAACTACATCTCCTGTAGTTTCAAGTGTAAAGCTAGTAAGTTCCCCTACTGCTGTTCCACCAACTGTTACAACTCCTTCTTTTCCGTGATGTGTTGCCATGTCTTTTTATCCTTGTTAGATTTTGGTTTAGTTTCTTTTTCTTGCTTATAGCCTAGTCTTAAATAATGTTCAAGATTAGATTCATTAATAATAATCTCTGAATTACCTTTATATAATTTAATATCCTTAGCCATAAGTCCTTTTACAGTTTATCGTCTTCTTCGTCAATATCTTCTTCATCTTCTTCAAAATCTTCTTCAAAGTCATCTGATACATCTTCTTCTTCCCAAGTACCATCTTCATCTTCTAAAGAGTTTTCTTTAATTTCTTCTACTAAGTCTTTTACTTCCTCGCAAAGCATAGACTCTTTGTCGTGCATTTTTTCTATCTGATCTATTTTCTTAGATATTTTATCTAATAGTTTTTCGTTTTTCATAATTTATCCTATGGTGTTCCAGCTTGATATTCGTACATACACCTAATTGTCATTCTTATTCCACCAACAGGAAATAAAGAACCCTCATCAGTTTCTACTTGGACAACTTCAGAATCAAGTGCGTTACCATTACGAGTAATATCATTTTCTATTTCAGTTTCAATAGCTGTAATTAATTCATTTCTTTTAGTGTCTATATTGGCCTCTGCACCTTTAACAAAACCTAAGATAACAAAATCAATAGTTCCTGTTCTAGTTCTAGCACCAGAACCTAATTCAACATCTTCTCTATTTTCTTCTGATGTTTGAACTATTATTGCTGGATATTGTTGTTCTGATAATTCATCTAATAAAAAAGGTTGTCTAGTAGCTTTCTTAATTGCTGGGCTAGATATACCAGATAAAGTAGATAATAATTCAGATGCTATGTTTTCTCTTACACTCATATTCTTGCTTTCCTAAATTCCTTTGCAACAAATCTATTAAATTGTTTTCTTATTATATTTGCTGTTCTATCATTAAATCCAAAAAATTCCCTCTTATTTTTTCCTAATACTTGATTAAATACTGCTCTTTGCATCATCTGTGAATTACTAAAATTAACACTAATTTTATTTATTCCTGTTTTTCTTAAAGTTCTACCAGATGGTGTTAACGCACCTAACAT